GTTGATAAGTCTTTCTGTTTTTAATTCTGGATATTCTTCCATTAAGGTTCTGAATAACCAACAACCTGCTTCTGAGTGAAGTGATTCATCTCTTACAGACCATTCTACTATTTGCCCTACTCCTTTTAATTTGTTTCTCATTTTAAATGATAACAATACTGCAAAAGAAGAGAATAGATTTACTCCTTCAGTAAATGCTGAGAATATAGCAAGTGATCTAGCTGCTTCATGCCAATCTGTTTCTCCTGCATTTCCATCTCTAACATCCATTAAAGATTGAATTTTAGCTGCAGTTGATTCATCTTCTAAGAATTCTGCAAAATTATCTAATCCTAATTGCTCGTTTAGTAAAGCATATGCTTCGGCATGGATTGTTTCGAAAGCTCCAAACGTAACTGCCATCATAATAACTTCCGGTTTTCTAAACCATTTTGTTACTAAAGATGTCCAGTAATCATTTACAACTGTCTCTGTTTGAGCAAACCCTTTTAGGATTCCTCCTATAAGGTTTTTTTCGTGCGGTTTAAGGTTTGAATTCCAATCTGTTACGTCCTGTGACATTGGAACTTCTGTATGTAACCAGTGCGCTTGGTGCGCTTTAAGCCAGTAATCGTGTGCTTGTGGGTATTCAAATGGTTTGTAAACTATGCGTTCGTCTTTTAGACTCATATTCGCTTTTTTTAAAAGGGTTATAGATTATGACTGTAGAAATAAATAGGCTTCTAGCTTGGAACTTGAGACTCTAATTCGAAGAACTTATTAGCAATATCTTTGTAACTTCCTCTTGGTTTGTCTCCTGATTCGTCTATTAACATGTGACCTAATATCTCAATATGTCCATTATTTGTATCAACTTTTGCATCCCAAGTCATACCGTCCATTCCGTATCTGTTCTTCATAACGTGAATTCTTCCTGTGCCTAAAACCTTATCTTCTTTCATTCTTGATAAAGATAAACATACATCGGCAACCATCATCTTATCGTAAGAACCTGCTGCTTTATCTCCTTCAATAACTGAATCCTTAGCACCCATTCTATTAACTTGAGATGGTGTTAGAATAGGTATTTGTAGTTCCTTAGCTAGTCCTTTTGTTGCAATAAATACATCATCAATTTCATCTTTTCTCTCTGTGAAACGAGATTTTGAAGGTGCTTTTAGGTAATCGACATAGTCAATAACAATCATATCCGGTTTATGATCCATATCGATACATTTCTGGATATGAGATTTAATTGTGTTAATTGAAGCTCCTTTTGGTGGATACTCTTTTACAATAAGTTTTCCTTTCAATTTACCTACAATCTTCTCAACTTCTCCTCTATGTTTATTTACTTCTTCAATTCCATATCCTGTAAAGTAACAGTCAAAACGTTTACCTACATAATCCTCTCCAAGCTCTAAAGTATAGTAATTTACATTGTAACCTAGTAGTACTGCATGTGCTGCAGCTGCAACCATCGTCCAAGATTTACCTCCTCCAGGATTTCCAAACATAATAACTAAATCTCCAGGTCCGAATCCTCCTCCAATAGTCTCATTCATAATCGGCCAAGGTGTTGGAATAGTTGGTCTATAGTTTTCTCTATAACGACTCTCTACATCTTTATTATACTCATGACCCATATTCTTATCCATACCAGCTCTCATAGCTCTTTCAATCAATCCTCTAATACCGTCAAAGTCTCCTTGGTTTAAAAGATCTGCTGAGTTTAATAATGCTGCTTTAAGTTCCTGGTTTTTGGCAAAGGTAGTAAATTCCTCTACAACGTATGCTAAATCTTCTTGAGTTGCTTCATAACAATTTCTCAATTCTGATTTAACTGCTACTTGTAAAATATCATTCTCTACTTTCTGTAATTCGATTTTTAATGCTTCTAATGAAATTGTAGTATGATATTTGTCGTAATACTTAATTGTAGTTTCTAGAATCCATTTATGTGCATCTGAATCGAAGTAATCTGGCCTTAACAAATCTCTTGTGTTAAGTAGAAATTTCTTGTCTGTTAATAATGCTCCTAATACTTTTAACTGGAATCCTTTTCCGTAGGAAGATAATTTTGCTAATGATGTCATGTAACTTATTTTATTATAACTTATTTTTTATATGTTGAAAGCGGTCTGAATAATTCAAGCCATCCCTCAACGTTTTTGTTTAGAGCTTCGATTTGATCTGCCTCTAACATGTTTAAAAAAGTAACAGCCTGTAATGCCGGTGTTGGCTCTTTTATCTTATCTAATATATGAACTATTTCGTAATCTCCCAACCTTGGCTGTAAAAGATTCATCAATTCATAGTTAGTTTTTACCTTTTCCCATTCATATATGATTTTTGCAAAAACTTTCTTATCCTGTAATCCTTTTTCACAAACTTCATAAATATCTTCTAAAGAAAAGCCCGGTTTGTTTACTAATCCCGGAAATTCTTTTATAAGTGTTTTAGGGCCTAATCCTTTTATTCCTGTAAGGTTATCTGAGTTATCACCTAAAAGTGCTTTCATTATTAGATAATTCTCAGGAATCATACCTATTTCTTCCAGTACCTCTTTTTTTCCATAGGTTTTTTTCTTGATAGGGGAATAAACTTCTATATTTTCGTCCACTATTTGTAAAAAATCCTTATCAGAAGAAACGATTGTTACCTTTTTATTATTAGCTCCAAACTTCTGAGCTAGATAAGATATAGTATCATCTGCTTCTATTTTGTCTATAGAGATTAAGTTGATAGGAAGACATTGTAAGTACTCTACTAGTCTATGCATTTGCATAGTCATTGATGCGTACTCATCTTCTTTATCATCGAACAGTTCCCAATTGGTAATCCTTTTAATATTTCTATTTGCTTTATATTCAGGATCAATATTCTTTCTACTTGAGGAAGAAGCTTGTCCGTCAAACACACAAATGATTCTAGTAGGGTCAATTGTTCTCATCAAAAACCCTAACGATCTCAAGAAACCAACAAGACCACCGGTGTGATGGCCTTGGGGATTCATTGATTGTAGCATTGCAAAAGACCTTATAAAGGTGTTCATGCTGTCTACTATTAAAACATGGTCGTTTAGTTTTCTGTCTGGTTTTTGTTCGATTTTATTTAGTATATCTAAATAATTACTCATCGATCATCTCTATATCAGTTCTAACATCTTCTCCTACTTCAGCTTCAATTGTTACTGTAAAGTCTGTTGACCCTAAAGTATTAGCCCAAGATCCTTTATGTGCATCTTTATATGCATCAATTGCTTTCTTATCGTCAGCAATAAATCCATGGCTTGTCATAATGATTGCTCCTCTAGACTGTATTCCATCGATATGATTCTTTTCTATCTGAACTTTTGTTCTTTTAGCAAATTCATATTCCTTTCCTTTGTTTACAGCTTTGATTTTAGAAGTACCTGAGTTGGTAATGTTTCCAAATGTAATGATAACTGTTGCGTCATACCACATTGTCTTTCCTCCTTTATTCTCCAATCGAGGTTGACCCATTGGATGTTCAGGTTTTGCAGTCCAGACTTTGTTAATAGCTACTAAAGTGTTTGTATACTTACTAGCTTCTTTTCTTGATAACATAATTTTTTGATTTACGTTATTTCCGAATTGAGTAGACATTGCTCCAGCATTCCATTCATTATTATTCTTATTTGATCTTACTGATAAATCACTTGGAACTGATCCAACTGAATCCCATAAGAACAATAGGTCATAAGGTAGGTTTCCTTTCTTTTGTTCATCTACTAAGTCTAGAATGTATTCTGCTACATCTTCAATAGTGTTTAAGGTACCTCTATCAGCATATAAGAAAAATCCTTTGTAGTCAGTAATCTCTCCTGTATCCTCATCGAATATTTCCTCTACTTCTAATCCCATCATTTGAGCATGTGGCCATGACCATTTCATCTCTGTAATAATGAATACTGGAAGTACTCGTCTTTTCTGAGCATTAACTGCTGCTTCTAAAAGTAAAGTAGTTTTTCCTGTATCAGAATGTCCTCTTAGTAACGTAATATGCCCCATAGGAATTCCTTTAAGGGATGTTACTTCTGTGAAAGCATCTGAGACTTTAATCCAGTCTTGAGATTTAAACTTTACTGAGGTATTTGAAAATCCTTTATTTTTTTTGAAGTTGTCAAGACTAAAACCGCCTTTGATTATTTCGCTAGCGGTTTTTGCTGTTTCTTTTTTAACTGCCATTCTTAGTTGAATAATTCGTCAAATTTATTTACTGTACTTTTGTTACCCTCTACTGCTGTTTCTAAAGTAAAGTCAGTTTTGTTACTTCCTAAAGCTTTGTCTAAGTCAGTTGGTTCTGCAGCTGCTGGAGCTGGAGCTACTGGTGCAATTGATTCTGCTGGAATGTTTGCTGGTGAAGCTACTTCTTCTCCTGGGTTCAAGTACTCTTGTAATTTTTTCTTGATGAATTCATAGTCGTACTGAGTTTGTACTTCTAAGGCATTTGGTTGTTCTTTTAACCATAAATCAACTTGTGTATTATCATCTGATAATGGAGTTTGTTTAGGTTTAATACGAACTGTAGTTGTTGGGAATTGACCTGGTCCTGCTGCTGGTGTGTTTTCAACAACCATATCCCATCCATTGATTACATCTGTGAAGTCTCCAATGTCTTCATCTTCTGCTAAAGCAAGTAATGCTTTGTAGATGTTAACTCCGAATGACCAAAGACGTACTCCTTTATCTTCTTCACCTCTTACAATAACAGGAGCAAAAAATCTTGACTTAGGAGATAACTTTCCAGATAATGACCAGTTGTCTTTATCAGAAGTCTTTCTTAATTCTTTTACAAATTCTTCGATTGGATCTTGTTTGCCGTAATTCGACAATGACATCATAGGGAACTTTCCTATGTTGTAGTGTAGTTTCAATTCTGTGAAAGGATCTGCAGCGTTAAATGCTGAAGGAACTATTCTAATTGTTGATTTTCCGTTTGCAGGTCTCCAATAGATTTTGTCGAAGTCTACTTTCTCACGGTCTTGATTTCCGGTGCTGTTTAGAGCGGCCAGTTTTGCTTTGATAGCATTAATGTCCATAATGTAACTGATTTTAATTAAAACTTTTATCTATATAATATAAGAAGAATATTTTAGTATTCCAACTATAATTCTATTATTCTAAATAATTTTGTGTTGACTCTTTTCAATTCTGCTCCTTTTGTTAATAGTATACAGTTTTGATAGTCATTCCAATTCACCTTGTAGTTTGTATCTAAGATTCCTCCATTTAGAGATTCTATTAGACGGTTTAGTGAATTGATTGTGTATAGGGTATTTGATTCCTTTTTTCTATGTACTAAAATAGTATTTTCTAAGAAATTAGAAACGTTTCCAAATTCCACATTATATGTGCAAATATATTCGTCTTGGCTCTTTGAATAAAGAACGAAGATTTTATTATAAATGATCTTGTATTTGGTCTGTATTGTACTTAATATCCCTTCTAATTGTTGTTCTGAAGAGAAAGTACAAAATAACTTATTGCTCATGTCGGCTGCATTAAAATTGTATTCGATATCGTAATCGAACATTACTGGCGCTACATCATTTTGTATCATTTATAAATATGTTTTTATTTTATAAAACTAAGTTATTACTGTATTTGAATTTTATAGGGTATTTTCCTCCCTGATTCATTATCTTTTCTAAGGATTCTAATGTTTCTTTTCCGTCTGATTTATCGAAGTCAAATACAAAGGCATCATAAGTATATAGTGCTAGCTTGCTTTCTTTATTTTGAAGGAACATAAGCACATCTTTTAATATAAGAATATTTCTTGAGGTTTCCAAGCTTTGCATCATATAGTTCATAAGCTTCTGAGGATGCATATCTGGAAGGTCTTGTGTGAATCTTTTTCCTGATATTGGATCTTCTACATATCCTTGTTCTTTAAATTGCTTCCAAAGACCGTTTATATAATTCTGAATCTTATCGAAGATTTCTAGGAAAGCATATTCAGGTGGAATCTTTCCATAAATGGCATGAAAGTTAATTTGTTTTGCTTTTGCATATTCATCTTCAGCTATTTCATCTTTACCGAAGTAAAGTCTAGCCAATTGAACGTGAGCTGATTCGTCTGTTAATTCATATCCTATTTGTTCGCATAATAGTCTTAAATGATATCCATCAAAGTCCATTTCTACAAATACATCGTTCTGAGGAATGATTGCTTTTCTAAATTCAGGTGCTTTTGGTATTGCTGCAAAATTTACTGAGTTAAAAGCATTTGTTGGACGAGAAGTCGTATTATATAGATTGTACGAAGTATAAATAATATTATTATCAATACTATAAACAGGATTACTTGGTTTAAATAATTCTAGAAAGGATTGGTAGGTTACTCTTAAACCGGTTCTCTCAATCATAAAGAAAACAGACGTTGCAGTTTTATTGTAGAAATCAAAGCCATTGGGTATTGCAATCTGCAATATCTTTTGTAATGATTTATAATTCTCTTCACATTTCTCAAATAACTTTGATATTGGAATTATAGCATTTATTTCTTTAAAATCATGAAAGCGATTATAATACCAATTACAAGTTGAATTAGATCTTGGAAGTTCTAGTCTATTATAAGAAGTCATTGAATAAAGTAAAGAAAGATCTATAACATTCGGTAATACAAAGTGATACATCAATTCTTTCTTGTCAAATGTATAAAGTGTTGTGTATGCTTTTACAATATCAGAGACACAATCTTTCGTTACGTTTAATCCTTCGTCATGACTTATTGGAATAATATAACCTTCGTAATGATCTAAAGGTCTTACATAGACTGCTACGGTAGTGGTAAGAAGTGGATGGTAGTTATCGTTTGAAGAAATAACTTCTACATAACCTCCTTTCTTTCCTAAGTCTTTTAGAAGCTCAATTTGCTCCTCTGTCTCTACTATATAAAACATTTATTATAACCTTTTCTTTAATATAAGAAAAAAGGCCTGCAAAAGCAAGCCTTATTTTTATTCTTTTGTATCGAAATTTGCCTTTCGAGAATTTTCTAAATCTACTAGCGGATCCTTTACTGTTGTTGTAAATGTGTCTGGAGTGATTATCTGTTTAGGACGTGTTGGTGGTACAAGGTACGCAAAGTCTCTTACAACCCTACTAATACCTGGCATTTGTTTTTCCAATGCAACTACTGTATTAAGATTCTTAGTTGCTGCTCCTTCATACTTGTAGTTACCAAACATTATATCTTCTGCTGGCTCTTGTATATTCCAAGGTACTTCTACATACCTTCTATTAGGCAATTGTTTTTTAAGCTCTACATAATCCGGTTTTGTTACTTCTACGATTTTTTGTGTTACTGGATCTTGTACAAAATATCTTTTCATCTCTCCCATTACAATTTCACTTGTAGTCGGCCTTTTTCTAATTACTCCTCCCTTTAATGCTTTAAGCAGTAATGGACTTAAGGTTGCAAAAGCTTCTCCTAGTAAATCAAAATCTCCTCTCTGTCTTACTTTCTCTAACTCTTCACCCATTTGCTCTGGAGAGCTTCCTGCGTAGTATTTCTTTTTGAAAGTCTCTATATAACTTCCTGTGTAAGCTTCTCCTGTTGATTTAATAATAAATTCTCCACCGTTAGTTGACTTAGGTTTTCTGTATCTAGATTTCGGCAAGTACCAAGCTCCTTTTCTCTTTACTTCTGGTGAAGGAGGAGGAGGTGCTGGCGGTGGCGGTGGAATGATTTCCGGTGTAGGGATAGGCGGTGGCGGTGTTAATTCATATCGTCTTGCAAAGTCTTTTGTTAATACTCCAAATTTTTCAGCTCTAAATAAAGCATCTCTTTCTGCAGTCTCAACTCCCATTGAAAGAGTATATAAATCCTGTGTAATTTCCACACCGTCGCCATAAGTAGTTACTATAATAGTATCTCTATTAATTCTGGATAATACTGTGAATTTATTTACCTGTATTTTCTCTGCCATACTGCTTTATTATTAAGCTGGTCCCCAGTATTCAAAATGCCATAACTCATCTACTCCGTTTACATCTGATAGTCTCCAGGGGTTGTACCATCCGTGTTTAGCTCCTAGTGTAGCCATTTGTTTATAGATAGGTGTTTTTCTTCCATCTTGATTTCTCTTTGGATCGCCGCTTCCTCCTACAATTTGGTAAAGATTACCAAAGTCTAATGCTCCTCCCCATCCATGTGGCGATGAACCTGGTTTTGCTACAGTCTTACCTGAACCTAATCCGGCTTGATGTACCTGACTTCTGTAAGCACTTGTTAATCTGTAGGAAATACCTGCTGCTTTCATATCTGCTTTCCAAGCTTTCCACGCTCTGGCTGCTGCTGGGTGTAGCATATATTCTGGTTGTCCTGTTGCAGGGTTCTTGTAATAACTCTTTGCTCCTCCGTCTCCTGTAAATACAAGCAGTTTAGTATTAGACTGGTTTAGTAGTCCATTCTGTCCTCCATTTGCCTTAGAGTTAGCAACAAGTGGTGCTGCATTGTAACTTCCTGCTCCTACTTTTTTAGGATTAATAACTGGTGCTGGGTCAGCTCCTGGTGTTATAGGTCCTGGTGGTGTATAGTTTGCTTCTGTTGCTGCTTCTGTTTTTGGAGAAGGTGCTGTGTATGGTGGTATTTGCTGTGGGGTTCTAGCTGCTTGCTGTAACTGTGCTAGTAAATAAAACTGTGTTGTTACTGAGGTTTCCCAAGTATTATTAGTTCCTACAGAATGTTCTAACCCTGTTATAATGTATCCAAATTTATCGTTATACTTGTCTGGTAAGATTCCTTTCGATATTCTAAAAGTTGAGGCTATTTTAAGTCCTCCAATTCCATCAAGTTTCAATGTAAGCTCAACCGGTATAATACCCGGTGCTGCATCTGTACCTGAGCCTGGTTTTCTTATTACGTTTTCTACTGTGTACTGTTGATGTTCTGTTTTTGAAGCGTTTAGCTCGTCTTTTTTATACCCTCCACCTTCGAAATCTGTAAAGAACTTTTTTATACTATCTTTCCAGTCTAGTAGATTTTTCTCTTCTTCCTCTTTTACTTCTGTTTCGTCTTTCTTATTTTTAGGTGTAACATCTTTAGTGACAATAATCCTATCTATAATATTAGGATTCCACTTCAGTATATTTTCTACATTTTCAGTATAGTTCTGAGTTGTTCCTTGTGCTGCAATTGCTATTTGGGAGGCTGTTTCGTTACTTATCTTACTACTTATTCCTACTTCTCTAAAAATACTGTCTATACCTACAAGGGTTAATTCTACAGGCGGTGATTTAGGTGTTAGGTTTCTATCTACTACATAGAATGTTCCTCCATTCTCTTCTTCGTCATAAGCTACGTCAAAATCGTTTATACCCCCTAATGCGTCAGCTAGTCCATCTAGTATACTCTTTAGTACATCTAGAAAACTTTTATTAAATTTTCCATCTGAGTCTAATGCTTCGTCGAATTTAGTTTTCAGGTAAGGTGTAGCAATAAGTATATTCAGTACATCTCTGTCTGCACCCTCTCCTAAAGACGTAATTGATCCATGTACAGGTGCTAATACCCCCAATCCTTCATCATTAGGCACGATAAGTACACATACTGTAGGATCTGGTGAAAAATGTTTAGGGCCAGTTACGAACTCAGCACGATTAGCAGGATCTATATTAAACTTAGTCATAGTAGCATTCTTACTTCCTGGTGCTTTTGTAAGGTCTTTTACTGCTACCCAATTATTATAAATGTCCAGAATAGTTCGTAAAGAAACCCAATGCATAGGTGTTTCTGTATCTGAAAACCAGCTATCGTCTATTTCAACTGCTGAGAAGAATATTGCAAACTCCTGTAAAGGGGTTGTAAATGTTGGTGCAATTCCCTGTAAACTTGGCTTAAGTACTAGGGTTGTTCCTTTTAGTGCAGCTAATTTAGCTAGAAAATAGTGAAAAACACTTTTTCTTTGTTCTTTTCCCGCTTCACTTTCTTTAGGTTCCATCTCACTTGGTGGGAACATATAAGATGGAGATGTTTTCATTGATATTGATTCTAATACCTCTCCTGCCGATGTAATACTAACTGTACAGTCGTACCCTCCATTTGAATTATAATTCCAAGAAAAATTCTTACAATAACCTACCATTCCGTCGTAGTTGTAATTACTCTTTTCCCGTACCTCCTTAATTGCGTCTGTTATATTAGACATTTCTTGATTACTTCTAAAGAATAATCCTGGTGATACTGTCTCTATGGTTTTCTGTAATTCTCCTGAGTTGTTAATGTACAGTGAATGTCCCCATTCAAGTAACATTGTAAATCCTGGTCTTAGGTAAAGTCTTTCCATTACTTCAAACTCTTCTAAAGACCACACAGAAAAACTAACCTCTGCCTCTCTTAAAGTTCCGTAGGTATTTTTGGACTTAACAGTCATAGAGGTAATACCCCCCATAGGTCTATAACCTGTACTGGGTCTCAGTAGGTATGCTTTGTCCGAATTTACATTTCCTGAGGTATCTATTCCTTCTCTTAATCCACCACCTGGTCTTAGTACTCCTCCAAGAAGTACGTTATCTTTTGCTAAACCGTGACCTCCTCTTATATCTTTTCTTCCTTCTTGTCTTCTAAATTGAGCTACTTCTGCATCACTCAATGTATTAACACCAGACGATAGCTTTACCCATCCAGTCTTAGCATTCATATACATCAAGTCATCATCAGTTCTACCTGATGTTTTACCTATGATTTTTTTTCTTGCTTCAAGCTGTTGTGCGACTCCTGAGCTTATTCCTGCTCCTATCTCTATTGCCATTATCTTGATCTATTTACCTCGCTATATAACTGTAATATTCTTTCTTTATTAGCAGGAATTCGTAACTGTACACCTGGCTCTACTATTAGAGAGGCTCTTTCTGAGTTATTTGCAGATGCAATTATCCACCATAGAGTATGGTCGTTATAAAATTGCTGAGCTAATGTATCGTACCTGTCTCCTCCTGTTGATATAACATAAAAATCTTCTTCAGATAAAGGAACTTCGGGGTAAATAGCATTTACCTTATACCTCACATTGTCTGTAGTTACTGTTTCTCTTATGTTTCTATATCTATCTGCCATTTATTTCTTTTTAAAAAAACGGTTTTGATCCGTTTAGAGGTGCTGGGCTTGTAAAGTAATGTTTTAATCCTGTTTGTGGAGCAAAATCGTGAATTGGTTTAAATGAAATACTACAATCTAAAGTCATTGGTAACTCTTGTTGATCATCATCTATTCCACCTTCCGGGTTTTGCATTGCTATCTCCCACATATAATCTGTTTGCCAAGTATACTTCACTGATGTTATTATACCTGGTATTTGACTAAAATACGAACCAATTGTCAGACGAGCAAGCGTACCTCTCATAAAATTTGATCCACCTCCATATGTTGGTGCTGTAGCTGATGCTAAATAAACCATTTTTCTATAAAGAGGTTTCATTTCTGCTCTAGATTGAGCTGATATTTTAAACCCTACTGAGATATCTCTTTTAAATCCTTTGTATGTAAAGAATTCTTCTGCTCTACCTACGTATTGATGTGAATCCCAATCTCCTGAGTAACTATCATCTATACTGTCAATGTGTGCTCTAAAATGTAAAAACTTAGTTTCGTCTGGAGTTATTATTTCGAAATAAAACTTAGCTAAATCTCTTGCTGCATTTGTTCCATCTATTCTAGAGTTACTAACATCTAGAGCATTTAGTTCATCTATCTTATCTCTGTCTATAGTTGAATAACTAACTGCACCTGTATTCTTACCTTGATTTCCTAAATTAATTCTAGTTTCTTTATTAATTGTAGGACTTGAATAATTAAAAGAAGTTGGACCTGTTCTAAAATCACTTACATTTCTATTAACACTATTTGCATCAACAACTTTATCGTTACCTGAACCTGTTATAGGTCTACTTTTTATTTCAGAATTTGGACTTGTAAAATTTCTAAGAGGGATAGATCCTGCTGAAGCTCCAAGGACTGTCTCTTGTGTGGTGTTACCTGCATAGGTACTTCCGCTAGAGTACTTATTTTCTAAATTATTATCTTTAAAAGAAAATCCACTGCCCACCACATTTGTGTTAGGGATACTTTTTATTGTACTTTGAGGATTTTTTAAATCTCTATTAGGTGATGCAGTTGTTTCTATTCCAGGGATTGTCAGTGG